CTACGTTGGTCGAAAGACCTTCATGTACGTACCAAGCGTATCCGCCTCCAGACGAATTCTTTGCATCCCAGTTCCACGATGCAGTAACGTCGATGCCGCCTTGAGTGATTGAAAAACTTTCGCGTCCACTTTCGTAAAGCTTTCCAAGGTCATAAATATTACGAGGCTCTGTTACCACTTCGCCATTCTTCCTGCGCGTTTCATTCGCATACGACCATTTGTCATCCTTGAACTGATCGTCCCAGTAAGCATTGTTAATATCTTCCCTTGCCCATTCCTCGAAGGCTTGAGCCAGCTTAGTCTCAATGACTTTAGCGTTGATAAGCTTTGCGCCAACAACAATGCTGCTCATGCTGGATACAAGTTGCGAATGGTTAGATCTGGCAAGGAAAAACGGCAACGCTCATAGGCAATGTCATCTCCAGGGAAATAACGATTGACAATATCAGGGAATCGTCGCATCATTCTATCTCTAGCCAGTGAAAGCGTATTGCTATTAGTGGTATATTGAACAAAGACTATTTCCCATAGCTGATTGATGCTAAGAGTGCCGACCATGGGGGTGGGCAAAGTTTCTGGGAACTCCCTGATTGTCACTTCAAGGCCATTAACCTTCCACTCAGGAGGCACGCCTTGTCGGCCCACCACATAGAAAGCAGGGATGGTTGTATTGTCCGGCAGCGTATAGCTGCCAATTAAATTGGGACTGGCACCTAGCAGCGTCGTAACAGTATCCCGCAGTTGAGTAATGTTCATAAAAAAGCCTCCCCGTAAGGAGAGGCTAGCAAACTATGGAAGTAAAAATCAGCTATTAGGAGAAGAAGGAATCAGAGAGCCAGTGTTAGTGGCATTCTGATGCACGCCAATCCGACCACGGCTGATCAAGTCGAAGGTCACTTCAACGAGATTGTCGGCAGGATAGCTTTCGCTATAGTTCATCACGCAAGCCGTATAAGCCACGCGATCATAGTAGAACGTAGTGCCGCTAACGCCCAGTTGCTTGTTAATTTCAACGTACACTTCTTGGTTCTTGTTGTAGCGGTTAGCTGCAATCACCTGGAAGGCTTCATCAAAGCTGTTGGGGATAAAGGTGGAACCGTCAACATCCTTCTGGAAGTAGGAAGTGATGGAAGCGGTGGCTTGGCTGGTGACGATCACGCTGTCAGAGAAGCCGCCGCCGCCCAGCAGGTAGAACTCCGTGTTGCCATCGTTGAAGGCTACGGAAGCCGTCGTGGCGGCTTGGAGGGTGTAGAGGGTGGGGGCACCGCTCACCGTGAAGGTAGCGCCACTCTGAGTGATCACTGGACGGCCAACACCGTCAATAGCGCCAACACGTACAATTACGTCTTGGCTCTTAACCAATTCTGTGGGATGGTAGAGCATGAGAATGCCTCAACAATGGGGAAAGAAAAGATGGTTAAGCGTCAGACGTTCTGTACGCTTCCTTTGCCAATCAAGCGGAAAATGCCTCTAACTGGCGCACCTAAGAACTGCCAATAGTGTTCAGCAATTTGTTCGTTAGGCAATAGCTCAAACCGTCCCTCTCTTCCATTTATTGTGGCAGAAGCGGAACTCCCTGGAGTGATGCCAGACAAGGCCAATGGCCCAGTCAGTCGTCCTTCCATGTACACAGCCGTGCTATCAGCACCAAGCAAATAATCGTACTGTGGGTTTCGTTTTTGCCTAAGACTGGCATAGTACGTCACTCCAGAGGATAGAGCGATATAGTTGCCAGTCTCTGCATCAACGGCATAGCCAGAAGCAACGGACCACATGAGTGTGGCATTTGCTAATGGCGAAAGGCCGTTAATCATGCGACAAATCCCATGGAGAAAGAACCAGTGACGGTTTCAAGCATTCGTTTGAACTCTTGGCCATATTGAGTGGCCTCCAGTCCTTTGCCATAAACCTTGCCATCAGTGGCGCCAATTTGAACGCCCATTTGTGCAAGTTGAATGGCGATGATATGAGCAGCGAGATGCTTGACTGCCCTATCAGTTTGATCTCCGAAAACATCAGCCGACGCATCTGCTGTTGCCTCTTCAATCGCTCCATTGACAATCCCTGCAGGATGAGGGATGAACTCAGGGAAGCGCTCAAGGAATGTTGCGTAAGTAACAGTCATCAGGCGTTCCCCAAGCGAATGGATTCAAGGCGTTTGTTGATGGCATTGCGCACTCGAACGCGGCCTTCGATTGCTTTCCATTCATTGAGCTGTTGCTCGTCATGAATGATTTCAAGGGTGCGCAAGGCTTCAATAAGAGGAATGTTGATCAAGGATTCAGTGTCCCGTGGAATGGTTTCCACAGTCGGCTTCTCCTTCAACTCTTCAATAGCCCCGATGGACATCAGCCGCTTAACCGTTTGATTTTCGCGGGCTTGCTTCCATTGCGTTTCGGGCACTTCTTGATTCAACCCTGGCGCAAGTTGAATCATTCCTCCAGTGGTGATAATGCCAAATCCTCCTTCACGAGGGGGATTTTCAAGCTCAGGACGATAAGCAATTAACATTTTGGTGTTCAATAAGAACTAGGAAACAGCTTAACGCCCTTTGCTCAAATGGCTCAAGAAGACGCCTGCACGTAAACCATGCTCTTGGGATAGTACACAGCCACACCACCCACGCGAGCGTGAGCAGGGACGATGAACTCAAGACCACGTTGCTGGGGCGGGAACAGTTCGAGGGGCTGAGGGATGTGCAGTTGCACTTTCTCAGGATCGCGCTTGTACACGACCATGCGGCTGGTGTTCAGGCGGCCGCTGTTCTTGCCCTTGGTCAGTTGGTTGATGGGTTCAACGTTACGGATGTAGGGGTTGGTGCGCAGGAAGTATTCCAGCACAGTCACGTCCGAAGAATCAGAGTTGCGGGTGGTGCTAACTTTGTTGTAATCTTCGTAAGCCAGCAGGATGGTATCCGGCTGTTCTTTCATGTTTGAGCCGTTGATGATGGCAGTAACGCCATAGTTCAGCAGTTCAATCATTTCTTGAGCAGTGGTGCCAACAGTGGTGAACCACTTGTCAGCAGCAAGGATGTCAACGGTGGAGTTGTTGAAGAAACCAGCCATGTTGACGGTGGACTCACCGAACATTGCAACGCTTTCAACTTTCTCCTCATAAGCGCGACGCACTGCAGCAGCACGACGTTGCTCAAGGGCAATGTTGGCCATTTGAGCAGCACGCAGTTCCTGAACGGTATAGCCGAAGCTGCCACCGAAAGAACGGATGTTGATGCTCTTCTCCACCTGGCTGATGTCGGCACGCGGCAGATCATCGGCAGCATCGGCAATCAAGCGGAACTCCCCAGTGGAGTCCATGATGCGATAGGTGAAGGTTTGGGCGCCAGGACCAGCTTCGCTAGTAACAGGAAGAATGGTCGAGTACTTGATATCGGCATAAGCGATTTCAAATACTTGAGGGCGGATGTACTCAAGCTGACGCTGCAGGAAAAGCCCAGCGTCATCCATACGGAAATCAGACATTAGAGGGCCTCCTATCAAGAATCAGCAGAGAGAGTGAAGCTAGGGCCGTTCAGCTCCAGAACCACCAAACCGCTACCAGTGGTAGAAGTAAGGAAACGAGCATTGGAAAGGCGAACGGTTTTGCCAGATGCAAAAGCATGGCTGAACTGACCGGCCTTACCAGTGCCGCTTGCGGAGCAAAGAACCCGCACAGGCGAAGCTGGAGTGACGGTGCCGGTGACATAAACTGCCACAGCGCCTTCGTTGGCAACGTTCATCACTTGGTCGATTTTCACACCAGGACGAGAGTCACTGTTAACAGCGGTTTCGTCAACGTAGGTGAGAACATTGATGCCAAGCACAGTGCCAGTGGCGCCAGAAATCGTGGTAGCAGAGTTTGCGACAGTGCCAGCCACGTTGTAAACTTGCAGGTCGCCGAAGGGCTGCACAACGGCAGTTTCATTGATGCAGGTGCTAATCGTATTGTCGCGGATGTCAGCGAGTTGACCTTCCAGCAAAGCAGCATGAGTGAGAGCGTAGCTCTGTTGCACGCCACCAGCAGAAGCAGTCCCTGACGTAGTGAAAGTTACAGCCATGGGTCAGCCCTTAGAAACGGAGAGGGGGGATTTCCAACCATTCTGCAGCTTGTCCATGTAGGACGAAGGAGCAGACACTGGAGATGCAATAGAAGCAACAGCTTGACGCAGCACTTCAGTGCCGGCCGAGTCACCACGGGGGGCGGAATCAGCGAGCGTGTCAAACATGGCAGTCACATAATCATCGGAGCGTTCCGACAGATCAAGCGAATCACCACGAGTGGCTTGAATGGATGCCTGCATGATTTCGCGGACAGTTTTGCCAGTGAAATCAAAAGCGGAATCCAAGGAAGGACGAGCTTTGTCGATAAGCGCAATGCGCTCTTCAACGAGACTGTCAACATTGATTTGTTGAGCAGCACTCAGGTCTGCCTTTAGGCCAACCATCTCGTCGGCAATTGCATCAGCACGCCCTTCGGCAGCGTCACATTTGCCTTTCATTTCTTTTTCCATGGCATCCATTTCGGACTTCATGGAATCTGCGGCGGCTTGAAGCTCGTCGCATTTTTTCTTCATATCCTCGTAGGACATTTTGGCGTCTTCCCGCTCTTTGGTGATTGCCAGAGCTACGCTCTCGGTCACCTCGAACTCGGCGCCATCGAAGTTGACTTTTGCAGTCATAGATGGTTCCTCAATGGGAGTTAATAGAGAAGGATCAGCAGCATCTAGACGATCCAGATGAAGCTTCACTTGCGGCCCAGCGCGGCCCCTGCGAACGACAGCGATGTGATTTCCGTTGATCTCCTTTTGGATGCCATCGTAATTTTCACCTTTGTCAGTCACGCCTGGAGTAGCGTCATAGTTGACGCGATAACCGGCACTGACTTCCTTGGCATCACCACGCATGATACGTTCAATAGCGTCTTTATCAGTGATCGTCATAACAGCACGGACAAAGCCGTTGTCATAAACCACTTCAGTGCCACTAAAGCCAATTTGATAGTCTTTAGTGTTGTCGCTATCTAATAGAACAGGGGGATGTTCAAGGGTGATTGCTTTGCCCGCAAATGAGGCCAAGCTTTCGGGAGAAGCCACTTCACCTTCGGGACGAAACTCACGACGAATGGAACCATCGGCATCGGTGTACTGTTGCACACCAGTGCGAGCGATAGTTGCCCAAGCACGAAGATACCCTTCAGGGGTAACTTCATACTTTTCGATGGGAGCTACGTCGTAACGAAAGCATGTGTCACTCATTGCCCTACTCTACCAATAAAGAAAGCAATAGATAGAATAACTTAGTCTATGCTGCCTAGAAATGCAGAGCGTCCAATACAAGCGCATTACCACTAGGGTCAATGCACCGTTGCTTACTATTGTTGAGAGCAGGCAGGTTATTGGCACAAGAATGAAGGAAGCCAGGCTCAACTGCGGACTGTCACAGTCGGACATCGCTAAAGCCTTGCATTGCGATCAGACAAGCATTTCACGAATGGAGCGAGGAATGGTATCGCCTGATTGCGCTCAAATTCGCATTCTTAGTTCCTTGTTTCAGCTTTCTATTTTGTACCTTTTGGGCTATCCAACTTTTGTAGTGTCAGCAGTGGACAGTTAGTCTTCGTCGTCGTACTCGCCACGAATGTCGGCAAGTTGATCTTCAATGTTCTCCATGATATATGCACGCGCCATCGCTTCGGCTTCAAACACTAGAAACTTAGTAGCAGAAAAATGCTCGTCTGGCTTGTCGTAATGATTCACTACATAAGTGTGAACTTCTTCTAACCGGCCATTCTTAAAGTGCTGCTCCTCGACAAGTCTCCACTGAGAAGTGTTGCGGTGTGCATTGGAAGAGAGTATCGACAAAGACTGTTCAATGCCAATACCGTCTTCTTCTTCTTGTGTTGCCTCAAGGTATCGCATTATCAGTTTGCGGTGCTTTCAACC